TGTCAGCTGCTAACATCTTTTCAATTGTAGAAAAATCAAAATCAATATCTGAATCAATAAACAATAGATGAGTATAATTATCTTTATGATTTAACATTTCAGCCACACATAGATTTCTACCTTGAGTGACCAGAGATGATTTCATTAATGTAAAACTAACTAATATGTTTTTTTGTAAACACTTTTGTTGAAACTTTAAAACAGCTTGACAATAGTGCATAGAAACATCGCTGTGCACAGGTGTACAAACCATAATTTTATGTGGTGATGTTCCTAAATCAATTGTAGTAATTGATGTATCGTTTTCACTATTATCAAACCATATAGGTTTAGTTGGATCTTGCATCTAAAACTCCTTTCAAAAATGTCTGCCATTGATTACCCACTTTATTCCAATTATAATAAATATTAGCATAATTAGATTGTGAATTTAAGTGAGCATGAATTTGTTCTGTGTGTATGGTTTTAGCTGCTTGTTCAATTGCAAATCCAAATTTTTGAGCTAAAGCTTGATAGTTATTATCATAAGGAACATACATTGGAAACTCTGCTCCTGTTTCATACAACGCACCAAAATCAGTTACAATAGAATAAAGACCAGCTGCCATACACTCCAATAAAGATATGCAGAACGTTTCTTCAAATATACTAGGATATACATACATGTGATAATTTTTTAAATTATCTTTTATGTATTGATTAGGTTTGTATCCTATATAGTTTACATTAGATAAACTTTCTGCTTGTTCGTATAGTTCCTTATAATGATGATCACTTTGATCATAAAAATCTTTTCCATATACTTCAGTTGAAGAATAAACATCTAGAGTTATTAAAGGATTTTTAACTAACTGCATAGCTCCTAATAGAACAGATAAACCACGCCAAGGTGTATTTTGATGAACTATTCTTATAGGGTCACCTTTTTTATAAGGTTTCGAAGGTTCTATTTTATCTATACCATTTTTTATAACTACAGATTTATGTGTCGGAATATTAAAATGATATCTATATTTTTCGTAGGTCCAATGAGAATTAAATACATACCAATCATACTTATCATGATTAGCGGAGTTACTAAACCAAGGGGCTAAATTAGGTTGATCATAAGAATTTTTTTGCCAAAGAATATTTGGTTTGGTTGGATGCAAAGGTATTTTTTCTGGAACTGAAGTACAAATTTGCACTTGGTCTAATAAACTATTATCGACATATTTTTTTAAATATTCGAATTGTAGTTCTGTTCCGCCTTTAGGGTTTTGGTTTCTTATTATCATTCATTACTTTCTGAAATACTTGTAAACCTTTATTAGTAACTTGCACAGTAACGTCTTGAACAATGTCAGGTCCTTCCATTTTCTCAGAAGAGGTCTCACCTGTTTTTGTGTTTCTATAAGTAGTTATCGTCGTACAATCTATCTTTGTAATATTATCCGTTTTCATTCTCTCTGTTTATTAAAGCATAACTTATGGCACCTTGTATTGTATTACTGCCTGTTGCTGCTTGTACTGTTATAGCATCACCTGCTTCTAAATTCAAGCTTTGAGGTGTGGCATTTACTTGTGATTTAGCCGCTATCTCATCCCTAAAAAATTCATATTCAGTGTTGGAATCAGATGAATCAACTAAATTCATATTTACCAAAATACCTGATGATGCATCATTGTTTGCACAATATATGCTTTTAACTATGATTGCCCCATCACTAGGACAAGTAAGCACTGTAGCTTTGTTTACGTCAGCTTGTTTAAAACCTTGGTTCTTGTATTGTATTGTCATGACATGAAATAATTAAAAGCGTCTTGTTCGTTCTTTAAATCTTGTTGAAAAGAAAAATTAAGTTGTTGTTTCATAGTGGTTAAAGATTCAATAATTTGTCTTTGATTGTCTACTTCATATTCTGGTTTAGGTTCAGGTATGTAGTTAGTTATCTTGGCCACTATAACGCTCCAAAATCCTTATCTGAAAAATTACCAAAGTCTGCAGCTCCAAATCCGCCGCCACCTCCTGATCCTCTGTCTGGAGTGCCTCCTCTATCTTCTTTTTTAGGTCCTGGAGTTTTTCCACCAACACCTGTTGGAACACCTCTTTTAGGTTTTTTAGGGGTCTCAGGGGTAGGAAATTCTCCCTTACCTGCAAACTCTTCTGCAATTTGTGAGCCTTGGTCTATTAATCTTTGTCTCGCTGCTGTAACTAAACCAGTAGGATTTCTTTCACCTTTTAATAAACTAGCTAAGTTTGTATAAGTTCCTTGTATCTTACCAAGTGGGTACTCCGCACCAATTTGTCTTGGATCAAAAATATTAGATATTAATTGTAAAACTCCACCCGTAGGAGCATCAGTAAACATTGCGTCTACGTTTTTACCGTCTTCAGTTTGATATAAACCTGACCTCATATTTCTAAATGCCTTTATTTCAGTTGGAACAAATTCATATCTGCCTGGAGCTAATTTAGTATAAACGTTTCTAGTTACAGTTTTTGAATCACTTAAATCTAAATCACCAAACCTGCCTCCTCCTCCACGAAATTCATCATTAGGCCCTCTCCCTGTTTGAAATAGTGTTTCTATGCCAGTGGGTTTTTCTATTGGCTCTTCTGGTAAAACAGGTAAAACAGGTCCTATAGTTTTAGGAGGTGGTGGAAAAATACCTGTTATATCAGGTAAGCCTTGCTGTAAATATTGTTGTGCTAAATCAAATAAAGTATTTGCCATTATCTTCTTCCATCTGGTTGAGCATCTAGTCTAAGAGTTCCATATCTCCATGTTTCTCCCACAGATTCGTTTTCTATTCTAAGAGATACTAATCTTCCTCTTGCTCTGGTATCTACTTTATCAGTTGTTGACGTAACTGTAAAGGGTCCAAGTGGAGAACTAACTGGAGTGTCATCAGGAAAATCACTCACAAAAAGAGTTATTTTAGCACTGCCCTCTTGGTATTTAAAATCAGGTATAAATCTTCTAACAGACATAATAAACTCTCCATCTCCTCTGTAATCAGCCACACCAGTCGCTTGACCCAAAGCACTTCTTCTAGAAGTTATGTCGTAGTCACCAGATCTAATAAATGCAGGTATAGCAGTTGTGGATGTGCTATTAACTTGATCAGTGCCAGTTTCATGTTCGTAATATATAGAGGCTCCATATTTATTTGTTATTCCTAAAATATCTGGAAACACAGGGGTTAAAGTTTGATCGTAATCAGTGGCATACGGTTTATCAAATACACCTTGGTCTTGATATGTGGTTCTATCCAGAGTAGAGGTAGTCCAACAATTTTCTGCATAATTATAGGTCACGCACCTATCGATTTGATCAGAGCCGTCTTTTGGGTAAAACCAATTTACCTCTGTATATAAATTATTGGCTCCAGCAAAAATAACATTACTAGAACCAAAGTTTAATCCTAAATTATCTCCGTCTGTTGTGAAAACAAAATCCTCTACTAAAGATGGTAAAGATTTAACTGTTCCATCATATGCAAAAAATCCTCCCTGAGTTCCCATCCAAAACACAGCTCCATTAACATATGTGGCTGCATGTTGACCTATACATCCACAATTTGTACCTACTTGCCTGACTGAAAAAGTAAATGGTGGACCGACAAATTGAACTACGTACGCAGCTAAATCAGTGATCACAAAAACATAATCTTTACCTTGAATGGCTGCTCTTATCTCATTACCAGTATCTAGTCTAAAAGTTCCCGCTGTATTGGTAGCGGTGGGAGCATAAGTATTTAAATCTTCTTGGTTAGAAAATCTTACAAACATAGGATCTTGCGTGGCTGGCGTTCCAATGGTCGTTTCAGTTCCAAAATGAAATAAGTGTCTATCTCTGTCAGATACTAAAGTAATTCTACTGGCCGTAGGATTATTTGTAGTTTGAAAGTTCGAGGTTGTTTTAGATGCTCTAATTGTTCTAGGATTGGAGGCTCCAGCATTCCAAGTAAAAGTTTGTCCGTTAAATATTGTGGCCACTAAAACTTCACCAAAATTATCAAGACTCCAGTTTCCTGGATCTAAAACAACATCACTCGTTGCTCTAGCCGTTCCCCACGTAGATGTATTCCAAGCAGAAGTACCCCATCCATATCCAGTTGTTTGTGTGGTTGGCCCCACAATAACATAAGGATTAACGGTTGCAGCTCCAGCAGCAGTCATTCCAGAACCTGTTTCTACGCTGGCTGCTTGTATTGTGAATTTATCAATATCAGGGACAGTTAAAATTTCATAAGATTTTTGTAAATCTGCAGCTGTAAATCCACTGGCTCCAGTAACTGTTACAGCGGATAAAGTGATATATCTACCCACATCTAATCCATGAGATCCTTTGTTTATTGTAACAACGTTTGAGTTATTAACAGTGGTAATAGTGCATCCCGTAATCGCTGTATCTAAAGGACTAATATCGTAAAAATCATTTCCGTAATATAAAAATAAACCTTGCGATGTTCCAATGGCTGCATATTTTTCTCCTGTAAAACTAGAAAAAGCTACTTGTGCTCTACCAGCACCTGGAAGAGTTTTGTTAGCTGCAGTTAACTGAAGCCATCCACCTATTTTTTCTGGTAAACCATATCTAAATCTAACGAAATCACCATCAGTCCATTGACCTTCGGCCCCTGATTCTGTGTCTTGTTTGTTAAAACCAGCCTTGAAATTTAATTTTTGTAGCATATACTGGGTTATATAACACTTTTTTAAAGAATGAAAGTAACATAATTATGGATCATTTAGAGGCCGTTGTTGAATTAAACAATATAATAAACCCTGATTTTTCTCAAAAAATAATTTCTCTTATAGATAAGAAAGCAGATAAAAATCTTACAGTTGGCACAAGG